GTTCTCAGCCGTTCCTGCCGTTCCCGAATAGCAATAAATCTCAGCTCGTTTAATGGTTCCATCCCTTGGAATATAAACCTTGGAGATAGCAGCGGTAGTCACAGGAGCCTTAGGTAAGTTGCCAAAATAAATGGTTTGGGCATCCACAGGCGATGAGGTCAAGGCTTGAACCGACAAGGTATAACCTGTATCAAGGTCACCACTACCAAGAATGGATGTTCCGTTTATGGTCTTGATATTGGTACCACTAACAAGCAAATCCTGTTTGTTATTGAATGTAGTCCAATCAGCACTGGTCAAAAAACCCTTATTAGAGCCACTTGCAGCCTGTCCGTTCGTGTAGTCAATACTTATCACGCCTGACCCATTATCGTTGAAATCCGCGGATGTAAACGCTGCTGCGCCCTTGGTGGTTCCATCCGCTGCGGCATTGCTGATACCAATCGTTCCACTGCCTGTAATCGTTCCTCCTGTAATTGGGGAACTGGTGGCTATGCTTGTAACCGTGCCAGTCCCCTTATTATTGAATGTAGTCCAATCGGTACTGCTCAAATATCCCGACTGCGCCCCACTTGCCTGCTTCACCTGGATAGATGTTCCCGAACCAATCACCGCGCTCGTTCCGCCCGATATGGTTAGAACCGAGCTTGTAGCTTCAGTTAGATTGCCCTTGGTCAAGGCAGGCTCTTTGGCGTTGAATGTGGACCAATCTGTTGAAGTTAGGAAGCCTTTATTGGAAGCACTGGCAGCTTGTGCATTAGTGTAATCGATGCTGATAAGTCCTGATCCATTGTCATTGAAATCCGATGCTCTAAATGCAGCAGCTCCTTTTGTCGCATCATCAGCCTTGGCATTATCTATCCCAATTGTTCCGCTGGTAGTGATTGTGCCGCCTGTAATCGGACTATTGGTAGCTATCGATGTGACTGTTCCTGATCCGCTGACCGTTCCAGGTACCCATAGTTGACTAGAACTATTATAAGTCAAAACCTGACCATTGGTCGGAGGCGTGGTAATCAAATCCACATTATGAATCTCATCAAGCTCATAGCCGTTCTGAGGTCTCACCAATATCTGACCATTGCCAGCATTAGCCTTTTCAACTACGCCGATATAAACTAAATGCGCAGGAGCATAAGGCTTGGTCGCAGTCAATGTTCCTGCCGTAGCTCCAAGATAAAGGATATCGCCAGGGCTATAAGCACCTGTGTTCAATCCATCCAATACGCCCTGCGTGATCACCAATCCTGGTTTAGTAGCTAAAATATCCTCGGCAGCCAAACCCAAAGTAGTGGCGGAAGTCGCATCAGCACCATTCGCAGCAAGTTTCACGGTTGCCTTGTTGCCACTCGCACCAAATAAATAAACAGGCTCACCCTTATTGATTGTAACCGCCTCGGCATTGATGACATAGGCATACATTTGCTGACCTATGTTAACCCTGACATTGGTAGTATCAAAGTCATAAGCTAAAGCCAATGTCGCTCCATTATAACCTATCTGAGCATGCCCAGGTCCTGTCGTGGGGCTTTGGCTGAAGGCTACAAAGTCAGTAGTCAAACCATTAATTCCCAAATCAACATTCCCTGTGGCACCGGTATATGGAACATAACCGCTTAAACTCGGAAAGGCCGATATCATATAGCCCTCAATGGTAAGCTTTACCTCACTTGCGGAGGTCGGAGTAAGCATCCCAAAAGTCACATCATTGTAATCCAATGTAAGCTTTCTAGTAATACCCTGGCTTCCTTGTTCGGTGTCTGTCCAATATAGATAACAGTATGGCTCATCCACTGTCATGTATATTCTGAACTTAGGGATGTACCATGTGGCATCCTCATAGGTCACCTCAATCTCAAGCTCACTGAAATCGGTTATATTATAACTCATGCCCTGTAAATATCACGGAGTGGTAGCTTCTTGGCAATGGCATTAGCTATCTCATCCACATTGTTAATTGTATGACCCTTTTTTCTGATTCGCTCCATTTGGGTTTCATTCAATCCCCCATTGAAGTATATGGATTTGGCTAAATTATCCGCAAATGATCTGCCCTTTTCAGTCTCAAATCGTTTCTTCTGTTCCATCAGCGCAGGAGTAACATATTTGTCAAGCACATACTTGTCAATCCTATTGTCAAACATGGCATCCAACATCTCTCCATATTTTCGAGTCTGCCTTGCAGGAAGTACCTTGCTGTTGGCTGGCATGAAAACAATTTCCTCTCCTTCCTCACCTACGCGTGCCATGTGATCAGTTGGTCCAGTATCCTTAGAACCTTTTCGGTATGGTTTCGGTTGAGCCAATACAGCACCTATTTGAGCCGCCGATGTGGCAATTAAAAGGATTCGAGCCAACTGAGCATTCGCATATAATGGAGCTGTAATTGGAAGTCCTGCCTGATAAGCGGCTATCTTGGCGTTAATATCACCCAATGCTTTTGCAGTAGCCAATCCAATCTCAAATACTGCGATTGCCTGCTGTACCGCAAACTGTTGTTTCTTAATCTCCTTTTCCCTGGCTGCTGTTTCCTCCTGCAAAGCGATACGCTCGTTTTCTATTCGAGTCTGCTCTTCCAAGAATTGCTGCTCCGATACGGCGCGATTCTCAAATTGCTCCTGGTTTGCTTTTTCCCTTGTATCTAAGTTCTCCAATTCTCCATCTGTCTGCTTCTTTAATTCCTGAAGCCTTGAATCAGTTATGTTATTGAATAATCCTTGAAGTTCTTGGAATAAATTCAAAGTGTCCTCCAATATTTTTTCATTGGCACCAATCCATGATTTTGCATAACGATTGGCGGCATCCTCATTGGCCTTGGCAATCTTATCAGCATCTGTTACAACCTCATCAGCGGTATCCTTGAACTGTCCTTTAAATTGTGGAAGGTATTTGGCCGCCAATTGTGGAAGCAATTTAATTGCCTCTTCAAAAGGCAATGCCAAGAAATCAGGACCCAATGCCGCTGCAACATTGGTCGAAGTATCTTCAATGCTTACTCCACCAGTAGCCCATGCCTGATCTATCTGCCCAACAAACGATTTGAATTGATTAATAATCAATGCCTGCTTTTGATCATCAGTCAAAGCATCAAAAGCCAATGGATTGGCATCTATCTGAGTCTGTAACTGCTTGATAGCTGCTTCTAAATTAGTTGCTGCGGTCTTTTGAAACTGCTCGATGGCTGGTGCTAGACCCTTTGTGTTAAGCGTAATTGTAAACTCAATATCCTGTAATTGCTGATCAGCCTCATTTCTTAATTTAAGAAACTCATCAGCATATTTGGCGAATGTATCTGCAATTGCCTTCTGCCTATCCGCTTCAATCTTGGCTGCTTCCTCTGCTGCTTTCTTTGCATCATTATTGCGATCAGTATTCAGTTTCTGATTGGCTTTATTTAAGTTCTTACCAGCGGCATCGGCAGTAGCTTGTAATCCGGTATAGCTATCCCTTTCAATTTGTAGGCGTTCATCAGCAGCCTTTTTATCGGCCTTTAACTTATCAATGTTATATTTCTCATTGATGTCTAAACGCTGTTGGGCAAAGTTGGCTTCAGAAGCTAAGTTTCCAGTACCACCAATCCCTGATTGAAGCGCACCTGCCTTAGCTGATTTATTGGCTTTTTGCTGGGCCTTGTCGATTGCTTCCAATGCTTTGGCTCTTTTTAATTCAGCATCCTTCAAAGCTTCAGCAGCATCGAACTGTTGTTCAATCGCCTTTTTAAATCTCTGTTCGCCTGCCTCCAATCGGAACTTCGCTTCTATGGTTGGAAGCAAAGCTTTATACGCGGCATCAAGTTGCTCCACGAACTTCTTCTCATCATCAAGATTCTTAAGAGTCAAACCATACTTCTGATTGATTTCATTAAGTATGTTTTGTCTCTCTCTGCTTCCTGTGTTGTATTGTTTAACCGCATTGAATAACCTATCAAGTTCGTTTTTTTCAACCGCCAACTGCTTATTGTAATCGGCACTGACTTTATTTAGTTCCTCAATATTTTCCTTTTGTTTCTGCGTGCTTTCAGTAACATCATCAGCTGAATCGGCAAAAGCTTGATAAGCCAAAACCACCGCGCTTAAAACTCCCAAAAGCAATCCCAATGGGTTTGATTTAATCGCATTATTCAATCCCTTCTGAGCTGCTGTGGCAACTTCAGTAGCTACCGTTTGAGCCTTGGTAGCCACCGTGTTTTTGGATGTGGCAACCGTATATAAATTGGTGAAGAATGCAGCAGTCTTTGTAGCAGCAGCACTAAGTCCAGTAGCGACCGCCTTAGCCTTCTCGGCTATGGCAGCGGCGGCACTGATCTGAGCTGCCCTGGTTACCACTCCAAGATAGGTAATCAACAAAGGAATCAAAGCCTTGAAGAATCCTGCATTCTCGGCGATAACCGTACTTAAACGCTCAAAGAAATTTACAATGGATAACTGCGCCTTACCTAATGCCAGGTAGGCAGGAACAAGCTTTTCGCCAATGCTCTCTTGTAGTTCCTCGATTTCCTTTTGCTTCTGAGTTAACTGACCGGCTAAGGTTTCAGTGGCAGCGGCAGCCTGTCCAGCATATTGAGCGGTAAACTGAAGAACACTATTCAGGTTCTCCGTTCTACTTGCCGATTCGCTTACATTCAATCCGTACTTGCTTAACTTACCTGCAACACCATCCAAAGCAGGACCGACCTGATTGATGGCTGTTGCAAGATCCACATTGAAAGCTTGCGCGAAATCCAAGATTCCAGGTATTACCTTCTGAATCTCTTCGGCACTAAATCCAAATGCAGACAATTGAGATGCAGCATCACGGATATTCTCATCATCAAATAAAGTCTTTTTGGCAAGCTCATCAGCCTGCTTATTGATAGCTTCAAAAGCAGCCTCACCTTCGCCACCCAATGTGACAATGTTTGACCTTAACCTGCCTGATGCTTTCTCAGCCTCTACAAAAGCATTAACGCTTGTTTGAGCAAATGAGCTAATCGCCTGAACACTGAATGCCGCAGCCAATGCAGCTGCCGCTCCTTTGAAAGCATTGGTTATATTGTTGGCAGCCTGCTGCGATTTGCCCTCAAGCAATTCAATTCGCTTGGTGCTTTCGGCAATCTGATTATTATACTTCTGAATCTGAACTGGGTCAAACGCTAACTTCTGTGCCTCCTGGATCTTCTTAAGCTTCTGAACCTCCAAATCCAATAACTCGGCGCGCTTCTTGGCGGCCAACTGCTGACTGGTTACAGCCTTGTTTGTCGCAGTGGTATTCTCATTGGTGGCCTTGATCAGTTCATCCTGTTGCTTGATGACCTTGTTAATGTCGGTTTCAAGCTGACTGACATCAGCCCGGTATCTAATCAGAATATCTTCAGTTGCCATATTACAAAGTTAAGCATTTAACCCTTTAATGGGTGACTTTTCCTTTGGTTGGTTAAGCTTAATTCGCTTCACATAGGCCTCCATAGCAATCAAATAAGTCTCGCAGGTGGCCTCCATCATGGCTTCGTAGTTCCTGATGTCACCCTCCACCAGCATCATGATATGGGTGCGCTCATCTTCCCTGCGTTGTCGAACTCGTTCGCGCCACGCAATAATGAAATCATTCTTTTGAGCTTTGACCTCTCCCGAACCGAGTTCACCAACAATAGCTCCCAATCGTCTGGTGAACACTTCAACATATCGTTTAGCATCTTCAATTCGGGCATGGTAAAAAGGCTTGTGTCGCTCTTTTCCCAATATAGTTTCTGCAAGGCCTCGACCTTCTCATCATGAATCTTTTGGACAAACTTGGCGGCAGGCTCATCCTCCCGAACCAACTGAACCGCCATAAACTGCCACAACAACTGATCGTGCAGGATCATCTGTTGCCGTTCCTTTATTTGATTCAGCACCGCGCCAATCTTGACCACATCGGCCTTCTTGCCTGCCAGTGCCAAAGCCAACTCGCCATTGGCTACATCAATCAAAGCGGTCAGCTCCTTTTCATCTAGACCTGCTGACATCATAGTTAGAAAGTCCTGCATCTTGCCCATTCGTTCCAATGGGATGATGGTGCTGGACCCTGTGAACCGATAGTAAACCTTGCCATCCAAATCCACCAGGGCTTTCTCCATGCTGATCTTATCGCCCTGTGGTACCTCGGCAGCGTATAGCTTAAGCAGTTCCTCCCGATGTTCCTTCCAAATCGCTTTGAGGTCGGGCTGTTTCTTTTTGAATATCATCATTTATAAGTAAGGGGTATCTTTGCGTGGGAGGGGCGCACTTATGCCACTTGCCCTCTATCAACACATACCACTCGCCGCCGCGCATGATGTAATGGAAACCATG